GCAATACGTTTAAAAGCTTTAATAAGTACATGGTCATTATCTGGTCTTACGCTGGAACTTGGTCAATAAATAAGTACGATACAATACCTGTTAGCATAAATAATATATCTGCTGGTGATATATTTGTCATAGGCGGATTTCCAGGTCACGCAGTTACTGTTGTAGATATAATAGAAAACGAATGTGGTGATAAAAAAATAATGATATCACAAAGTTTTATGCCAGCACAAGATCATCATATATTATTAAACCCAAAAAGTAATACTGTTTGGTTTGATATAAACGAGGTGCATAATACGGGATTTGGCTTCACTGAAGACAATTTAAAAAGATTTAAAATATAATGAAAAAGATTTGGCAATGGCTTACCGGCTCAGTTATAAAAGAAGTAGGGGTTGTTTTAGATAATCTTACAACTACTAAAGAAGAAAAGCTAGAAGCTCAAAGGCTAATAACTGAAATATTAGAAAAAGCCGACAAAGAGGCTCAAGAGCAGGTTACGGCAAGGTGGGAGTCAGATATGAAGTCTGATTCGTTTTTATCAAAAAACATTCGGCCTATGGTATTAATATACCTAACAGTTATATTTACTGTTTGCGCTTTTTTTGATGGCAACATAGGTCAGTTTAAAATAGCTGAAGAATACATACCAATATTCCAAACATTATTAGTAACCGTATATGGCGCTTATTTTGTAGGTAGAACTTGGGAAAAAGCTAAAAGTATCAGTAATAATAAAGATTAATAAATTAACTTAAATTAAATAAAATGGCAAAGATTACAGAAGAGCAATTAAAAACAATACGTGAATCGCAAACTAAACTTAGCGACTTATTAAATAAAGTAGGCTACGCAGAAGCAACAAAACACGGGCTGCTGCACGAGTTTGCAAAAGTAAATAAAGAAGTAGAAGACTTCAAAGCGGAACTAGAGGAGCAATACGGCGCAATAAATATTGACGTTGAAACCGGAGAATACACAGAGCTAAAAGAAAATGAATAATAATGTAAGAAAAATCAGTATAGGCTCTGATTATAAAAACGACGCGATGCACTACTCTGTGGGTCAGCAGGTTTATGGGGGCCATGAAATATCAAATATATTATTTGACGAAGCTGATCATTCTTACAATATATTCATTAAAAAAAACAACGAGGTGTTGCCATGGAAAAAGTTTAATAAAAACATGGCAATATCCGTTGAGTATGACTTAGAGTATTAATGAGAAGTCTTTACCGGTTCATTGTTAAACCCGCTAATAAGCGCTATAATAATGAAAAGAAAATAGGCGACAGTAGCCTCTTACTAAATAATAATATAGAAAGCTTTCGTCACGTTAGCAAAGAAGCGATTGTAGTTGAAATACCAAAAGCTTTTAAAACAAATATAAAACCTGGTGATAAAGTTATAATTCATCATAATATATTTAGAAGGTTTTATGATATAAGAGGGAAAGAAAAAAATAGTGGTACTTACTTTAAAGATGATTTATATTTTGTTAATATAGATCAAGTTTATATGTATAATCAAAATAATAAATGGATACCTCATTTAGATTATTGTTTTGTCAACCCTATTAAAGAAGACGCTATGTTTTCAATTAATTTTGAGAAGCCCCTAGTTGGTATATTAAAATATGGAAACAATGCGTTAGAAGCGCTTAAAATAAGCCCAGGAGACTTAGTTGGCTTTACGCCTTACAGTGAGTTTGAGTTTATAATAGATAATAAGCGTTTATATTGTATGAAATCAAATGATATTGTAATTAAGTATGAGTGTAAAGGAAACGAAGAAGAATATAATCCAAGCTGGGCGCAGAGCGGTTGAGGAATTAATTAAGGTAGCTAAAGAAGCTATTGTTGACTCAGATGACGATATATCAGCTGATAGATTAAAGAACGCTGCCGCTACTAAAAAGCTAGCTATATTTGATGCGTTTGAAATACTCAATAGAATCGAGGAGGAGCAGGCATTACTTGATGGCGCTAATAAAGAAACGCGGGCAAAGTCTTTTAAAGGTTTTGCGGAAGGTAGATCTAAATAATGTACGAGCAAAGTTTATATAAAATTTTACCGGACTATATTAAGCCGAGCGTAATTAAAAAAAATAATCGTTATAAAAAATGGCAGTATGGCTACAACAAAGATTATGATGTTGTGGTTATAAGCAAGACGGGGCAAATAGGCGAAATATACGAAATACAAAATTTAAAAATTGCGCTGCCAAAAGAAGATAACGTTTATGCTTCTAAAAAAGATAAATGGGAAAAGCTTGAGTACCCTAAAGAGCTCAGCAAAATAAAAAGCGTATTCGAGTGGAACACAAGGCCCGAGTATTTTAAAGATAAATACTATGATTACATTGATCAAGAATTTAATCGCAGATCGCAGGGGTTTTGGTTCTATAATAAGAGCGTGGCTACTTACATTACTGGTACTCACTATATGTACTTGCAGCACTCCAAAATTGATGTTGGGGCAGCAGAGTTTAGGGAATCAAACAGATTATTCTTTATATTCTGGGAAGCTTGCAAAGCCGATCCACGATCTTACGGAATGTGCTACCTTAAAAACCGTCGTTCCGGATTTTCTTTTATGTCTTCGGCAGAAACCGTTAATTTGGCAACAATTACATCAGATGCACGGTACGGTATCCTGTCTAAGTCTGGAGCCGATGCTAAGAAAATGTTCACAGATAAGGTCGTACCAATATCGGTCCACTACCCATTCTTTTTCAAACCGATACAGGACGGTATGGACAGGCCAAAGACGGAGCTTGCGTACAGAATCCCAGCATCTAAGCTCACCAGAAGAAAACTTGACAGTGGGGAAAACCCAGAAGAGCTTGAGGGATTAGATACAACTATTGACTGGAAAAACACGGGGGATAATAGCTATGACGGTGAAAAGCTAAAACTGTTAGTGCACGATGAATCAGGTAAATGGGAAAGACCTGATAATATACTAAACAATTGGAGAGTTACTAAAACTTGTTTAAGGCTAGGGGCTAGAATTGTAGGCAAGTGTATGATGGGCTCCACAAGCAACTCACTAGATAAAGGTGGCGCTAATTTTAAAAAATTATACAATGCCTCAGATGTTACAAAAAGAAACCGAAACGGACAGACTAGTTCGGGATTATATAGTCTGTTCATACCTATGGAATGGAACTACGAAGGATTCATTGATTCTTATGGCTTACCTGTATTCGATACACCCGAGGAAGAAATTAAAGGGCCTCATGGGGATATAATAGATCAGGGAGTAATACAGCATTGGCAAAATGAAGTTGATGGGTTAAAAGATGATCAAGACGGTTTAAACGAATACTATCGTCAATTTCCGAGAACTGAGCAGCATGCTTTTAGAGACGAAGCTAAGGAGTCTTTGTTTAATTTAACTAAGATATATCAACAAGTAGATTATAACGAAGATTTAAGAAACACAAGCGTAATAACGCGAGGAAGCTTTTACTGGGAAAACGGTGTAAAGGACACAAAAGTAATGTTTGCTCCAAATAAAGACGGTAGGTTTTTAATATCTTGGATACCAAATAAAAACCAACAAAACCGTGTAATATTAAAGAATGGTATTAAATACCCAGGTAATGAGCACATGGGGGCGTTTGGTTGTGATAGCTATGATATATCAGGAACAACTGACGGGAAAGGATCGAAGGGTGCGCTTCACGGTTTAACAAAGTTTAGTATGGAAGACGCGCCGGCTAATTCTTTTTTCTTAGAATATATATCAAGGCCACAAACGGCTGATATATTTTTTGAGGACGTATTAATGGCTTGCATATTTTACGGCATGCCTATATTAGCAGAAAACAATAAGCCTCGATTGCTTTACTATTTTAAAAGAAGAGGATACAGGGGTTTTTCAATGAATCGCCCTGATAAGCTTTTAAATAAACTTTCGGTTACAGAAAGAGAAATAGGCGGTATGCCTAACTCAAGTGAAGATATAAAACAAGCACACGCAGCTGCTATTGAATCCTACATAGAAGACCATGTTGGCTTAATGAAAGATGGATCTTATGGCGCAATGTATTTTCAAAAGACCCTAGAAGATTGGGGTAAATTTAATATAAATAATAGAACTAAGTTTGATGCTTCTATTAGCTCGGGCTTAGCTATAATGGCTTGCAATAAAAACAAATATAGCCCAAGGGCTGAAAGAACATTAACATCACATACTTTAAGTTTTAAAAAGTACAATAATAAAGGACATAGTTCAAAAATAATATAAATGGTATATACTAACTACAATAGTTCATTTCCTGACCAGGTGGTACCTGCTGCAGAAAAGCTAAGCTTAGAGTATGGAGAAGCTGTAGGTAGAGCTATCGAAAACGAATGGTTTAGAAATACACGGTCGGGCGGAGATAGGTTTATGGCTAACTACCAAAATTTTCACAGGTTAAAGCTTTACGCTAGAGGTGAACAGTCTATACAAAAGTATAAAGATGAGTTGGCAATTAACGGAGACTTATCTTATTTAAACCTAGATTGGAAACCAATTCCGGTAATATCTAAATTTGTAGATATTGTTGTTAACGGGATGTCCCAAAGATCTTACGAGATAAAAGCATTTGCACAAGATCCCGAGTCTTTAAAGAAAAGAACAAATTACGCTGAAAGAATAATGCGTGATATGATGGCTAAAGACTTTTTAGACAACGTGCAAGACACGCTAGGTGTTAATATGTATTCTACTGATCCTGAATCTTTACCTAATGATGTTAAAGAGTTAGGTCTTAAAATGCAGTTAGAATTTAAAGAGTCTGTTGAAATAGCTGAAGAGCAAGCAATAGATACTATATTAGATAAAAATAAATACGACCAATCTAGAAAAAGAGTTTTATATGATTTAGTTGTATTAGGAATCGGCGCAACAAAAACAAATTTTAATCCAACAGAAGGCATTACAATTGATTATGTTGATCCCGCTAGTTTGGTATATTCTTATACTGAGGATCCAAATTTTGAAGATTTGTATTATGTTGGCGAAGTTAAAACTTTGTCATTGTCAGAAGTTAAAAAGCAATTTCCTTATTTAAGCGATCAAGACTTACAAGAAATACAAAAGTTTGGTAATTCGCCTGGCAACTATTTAAGAAATTATGCAGGGGATAACACGGATGATCAAGTTAATGTATTATATTTTGAATACAAAACTTACAACGATCAGGTTTTTAAAATAAAAAGAACTGACACGGGTTTAGAAAAAGCTTTAGAAAAACCAGACACTTTTGCCCCACCGCCAAACGATAATTTTGAAAGAGTAGGTAGAACTATAGAGGTCTTATTCAGTGGTGCTAAAATTCTTGGCCAGAACAAGATGTTAAAATGGGAGTTAGCCGAAAATATGACTAGGCCGTTTGCGGACACTACTAAAGTTAAAATGAATTATTCTATTTGTGCACCTAGAATGTACAAGGGGCGAATAGATTCTTTAGTTAGTAGAGTAACTGGCTTTGCTGATATGATACAGCTAACACATTTAAAGATGCAGCAAGTAATGTCCCGTATGGTCCCCGATGGAGTTTACGTGGATGTTGATGGTTTAGCTGAAGTAGATCTTGGCAATGGCACAAACTATAACCCAGCGGAAGCATTGAATATGTATTTCCAAACAGGTAGTATTGTAGGTAGGTCTTTAACCCAAGACGGAGATATTAACAGAGGGAAAGTGCCTATACAGGAACTGCAGTCTTCTAATGGAATGGCTAAATTATCAGCATTGATACAAACATATCAGTATTATTTGCAAATGATTAGAGACGTGACCGGGTTAAATGAAGCGCGCGATGGAAGTACGCCTGATAAAAACGCTCTGGTTGGTTTACAAAAAATAGCAGCTGCAAATTCTAACACAGCCACAAGACACATATTGCAGGCTCAATTATATATTACGCTATCTACGTGTGAAAATATTGCTTTGCGACTAGCAGATGCGTTAGCATATCCGTTAACAGCTCAATCGCTAAAGCAGTCGATTAGTACTTATAATGTTGGTACTTTAGAGGAATTAGCCACGTTGCAAATACATGACTTTGGTATATTTTTAGACTTAATGCCAGACGAAGAAGAAAGAGCAAAATTAGAAAGCAATATACAGACCGCGTTATCTGCAGGTTTAATTGGCTTAGACGACGCTATTGATATTAGAAATATATCAAATATCAAAACGGCTAATGAATTTTTAAAGGTCAGGCAAGCTGAAAAAGCAAAGCGTGATCAAGAGGCACAGCAAGCTAATATTGCTGCTCAAGCCCAGGCAAATTCTCAATTAGCACAGCAAACAGCATTAGCGGAAACTCAAAAACAACAAGTTCTTACAGAGCAAAAAATACAGTTAGAGCAAGCTAAAATGCAATTTAACATACAACAACTGCAGCAAGAAGCTAATATTAAAAAGCAACTAATGGGTGAGGAGTTCAGTTATAACATGCAACTAGCAGAAATGAACACAAGATCTCAAATGGGTAAAGAAAATAATAAAGAAGATCGCAAAGACGACAGAGCTAAGTTGGTTGCCACGCAGCAAAGCGAGTTGATTAACCAGCGCCAAAATAACGCGCCGCCTAAAAACTTTGAATCATCTGGAATGGATGTTCTTGGCGGGTTTGGTT